ACCGTCGCCAACTCCGACGACGCTGCCGCTGGCAACGGGTGTACCGGCTTAAGACTAAGATGCCTATTGGATTGACAGTTCCCTTCACGCAGTCTACCGGTTCGCTGGGCGTTCTCGCCTTCACGGACGACGAGGTAGAAGCGGCCAAGCAGAACATCAAGTCGCTCCTGGTCACGAACTGGGGCGATAGGCCCATGCATTTCCACCTCGGCTGCAATTTCGTGGAGTTCCTCTTCGAGCCCTTGAAGAACGACGTGCTCCGTCAGAAGATGTCCGACCGGGTGGTGGACCAGCTCCAGAAGTGGCTTCCTTTCGTCAGGCTCCAGGACCTGGTGATCACGTTCCACGAGGATGATTCGAGAGTCCCAGCCAACGGGGTGGGGGTCGCCATGAAGTTCTTCCTGGTCAGCAAGCCGACCAACGTGGCGTCTCTGTTCCAAGTCGTCCCCGGCCCCGGGGGAGGGTAAAGTAGATGCCGGCACCGAAGCAGAACAAGACCGCCTTCACCAAGGACCAGACTGTCAAGTACCTGAACAAGGACTTCCAGGGGTTCAAGCGCGACCTCATGCAGTTCTCGCAGGCGCACCACTCGGGCGTCTTCCAGGACTACAACGAGTCATCGCCCGGTATGGCGATCCTGGAACTCCAGGCGTTCATCGGGGACATCCTCTCGCTCTACCAGGACATGCAGTTCGAGGAAGTGAAGCAGGAGTCGGCCCAGCAGATCGAGAACGTCGTGTCGTTCGCCAAGTCCCTCGGCTACCGTCCGCAGGGAAAGCGCGCCGCTCGAGGCAAGGAGACGTTCTTCGTCGAGGTCCCGGCCATCACCGTCAACGGCCAGTCCATCCCGGATGACTCGTTCGCCCCGATCCTCCGAGCCGGTGCCCAGGTCCAGGGACCGAGCAACACCATCTTCGAGACGCTGGACGATGTGGTCTTCAGCGCCTCCAGCCCGGACTACCCCCGTCTCGTTACCGGCTCCCAGTTCGACTCGGCGACCGGACTCCCGACCCACTACGCCATCCGCAAGGACATGGAGATCACGGCCGGTCAGACGATCGTCGAGACCTTCAAGATCACCAACTTCGAGCAGTTCCTCCAGATCAAGCTCAGCAACCCGGACGTGATCGAGGTCCTCTCTGTCTATGACTCCGAGGGGAACCCCTGGACCGAGGTGGACTACCTGGCCCAGGAAGCGGTGTTCGACGCCGACGTGAACTCGGACCTGACCGACAACACGGACGTGCCCTACCTGCTCAAGCTGGTTACCGTCCCCCGTCGGTACGTCACCGACCGAGACCCGACGGACAGCACCACCTCCCTGATCTTCGGCTCGGGTGACGGCGTCAACTTCGACGACGAGCTCATCCCGAACCTGGCCGACTACGCCCTACCGCTGGCCGGTCGTCGGACCTTCGCCTCCTTCGCGATCGACCCGCAGAACTTCCTGAAGACCCAGACTCTGGGACTCAGCCCGTACAACACGACGCTCACCGTCTCCTATAGAGTGGGTGGCGGACCGCAGACGAACGTGATCGCCGGCAGCATCAAGACGGTCACGAACGCCGAGCTGGACTTCTCGACCACCTCGTTGGACGCCACCAAGAAGGGCGCCGTGGTCCAGTCGCTGGAGTGCATCAACGTCCAGAAGACGGACGGTGGATCTCCGGAGGAGACCATCGGAGAGGTCAAGGCGAACTCGGCCGCCTTCTTCGCGGCGCAGAACCGCGTCGTCACCAGGGAAGACTATATCGCCCGCATCCTGACCCTGCCGGCCAAGTTCGGCAAGCCGGACAAGGTGTACGTCCGCCGGGACAGCATCAACCCGCTCGCCATCGACGTTCACGTCCTGGCGCGTGACGCGGACAACCACCTGCAGCTGGCGTCCGCCAACCTGAAGGCGAACATCGCTACCTACCTGACTCCGTATCGGATGATCACGGACGGGATCAACATCCTGGACGCCAAGATCATCAACCTGCGGGTGAAGTTCGGCGTGACCGTCTCCCCGAAGGTGAACCGGACCGAGGTGCTGGCCAAGTGCCTCGCGGTGGTGCAGGACTACTTCGACATCGACTCGCAGCAGATCGGTCACCCCATCGTGGTCTCCGAGCTGTCGGCCAACCTGCAGGCGGTCCAGGGAGTCATCTCGGTGTACGAGCTGACCTTCACCAACGTGATCGGAAACGCTCCGCTGCCGGGCAGTCAGATCACCCTGCCCTACTCCACCACGAGGTTCGACGTCTCTCACCAGCGTCAGAACGAGATCATCTACTGCCCGCAGGACTCGATCTTCGAGGTGAAGTACCCGATGGTGGACATCCAGGGAGTGTCGCAGTAATGATCTTCAGAATCTTCCCACAGAAGGACACGTGGATCACCAACCTGGTCCGCCAGTTCCCGACTGTCCCGGTCACCGGCTCCAACTTCGGCGCCAGCGAGATCCTCGACCTCTTCAAGAAGGCTGGAGTCTCCGGCGCTCTCGGATGGAACGGGAGCTCGAGTCTCGGTCACATCCTGATGCAGTTCGACCTGGGAGCCTTCCAGGACCTGACCGCATCGTTGCAGGCTCCGGAACACCCGATGTGGCGGCTGAATCTGAAGGATGCTCGCCACGCCGAGACCCTGCCTTCCAGCTACGACATCGAGATTCTCTCGGTGACGACCGCCTGGGACGAGGGTCCGGGCTTCGACGAGGAGACTTTCCTCGACCTCGGACAGGCGAACTGGGTGCAGGCCAAGAAGACCACCTACTGGACCACTCCCGGCGGCGACGTGGAGACCGGACTGATCGACACCTTCCACGTCGACCAAGGACCGGAGAACGTCGATGCGGATGTCTCCACCCAGGTAGAACGCTGGTTGGGCATCAACCCGCTTCCGCTCAATCCGACCAATGGGAACAACGGGTTCCTGCTTCGTGTGTCATCCTCGCAGGAGGTAGACCCGTTTGACTACTTCGTCAAGAAGTTCCACGGTCGGTCCACCAACTTCCTGGACCGTCGCCCGTACCTCGAGGCGCGTTGGGACGACTCCATCAGGGACGACCGTTCGAACTTCGTGTTCGACAACTCCGGCACGCTCTACCTCTACAACGAGGTGCGCGGCCAGCCGGTCAACATCCCGGGGATCACGTCCGGTCCGGACTGCCTGACCGTCCGCATCGAGGATCTGAGCGGGACGTTGTTGGTCGCTTCCGCAAGCTGGACCGGTCAGCCTGGAATCTACAGCTGCAGCATGTTGCTGCCGACCGGCTCCTACTCGGGATCGGTGTTCTCGGACATCTGGTTCCTCGGCAACCGGGCCTACATGACCGGCAACTTCATGCCGACAGACAACTTCGCCCAGCCCACGTTGTCTACGGGCCGGTTCGAAGTGGACATGCCGAACCTCAAGAATGAGTACTCGGTCGATGAAGATCCCGAGCTGCGGGTCTTCGTCCGTCCGTTCGACTACAACCCGGCCGTCGTGAATACCGGGTCGGTCTCGCCGGTGGGGACCATCATCAACCGCGGCTACTACAGGATCGACAACGATCGGACGAAGGAGCAGGTCGTGCCTTTCGGCACGGGATCGTACCAGGGCGGGACCGACTGGACCCGTCTCAGCTACGATGGGAACGGAAACTACTTCTCGTTCTTCATGAGTTGCCTCGCACCGGGGCAGGTCTATCGCGTTGTCTTCCTATTTGATCAAGACGGTCGGAAGCAGATCATCGACCGGGGATTCAAGTTCAGGATAACGTGAGGACAATGCAAGCTCTAGAGATGGAAGACCAGGACCAAAAGACACCGGAGTTCAGGTTCTCGACCCGCAAGAAGTACGAGGAAGCGCTCGTCCGTCTGGCACAGGACGGGGACGATGAAACGTACGAGGCTCTTGCAGAAGAGTACGTCCGATTCTGCGACGCGGAGATGAATGGCTAGCAAGCTCTTCTCACTTTTCGATGACCAGATGAAGAAGCCCGGCGAGGTCGTCGCCGGTACTGCGCAGAGCCTTGCGACCATCTCGGTCAAGCCGGAAGAGCAGAACTACATCATCGGCAAGCTCCGCCAGTTTCAGGTGGCAGAGTCCAAGATCGACTACTCCGATTTCAAGAACTTCGTCTTCTTCAATTCGGCCCTCGACTACTTCAACCTCACCGCCGAGAAGATCCTGAACGAGTACCCCTACGACGCCAGCATCGACGTCATCGACACGTTCACGTTCGACCTGGACCCGTACCAGAGGTACCTCTCCAGCGTCTGGCCGAAGAACACCGGGCACCTCAGGTTCAATTCCGCGATCTCCTCCTCCTTCATCTCCATCGTCGACCTCGGTCAGATCTACGGAGACACACGGGCGGGAACCACCCAGCAGGCCGGCATCCTGAGCCCGGGAACGGGTTCATTGGCGGTGGAGTTCTGGTGCAACCTTTCGGGCGCCTTCACGAACTCGGCCGCGATGGTCGTCATCCAGAAGGTGGG